AGTCTACCCAAGAAGCCGATGTATATACTACTGATGATCTCGACTTAGAAGCGCAAGTACTCGTAAAAATAGATGGCGAGGATGTTGCAGTTTCTTTTAGTGATCTTATAAAAGGTTACTCTACCGAACAACATCTTTCTAACGAGGGTCGTAAACTTGGTGATGCACGTAAAGAAATGGAGGCCGAATACAATGGAAAAGTTCAAGAACTTAGCAACATGGCTAAGGCTTCCGCAACAATGCTTTATAGTGCTGAAGAACAGCTTTCTAAAGAATACCATGATCTTGAAAGAAAAATTAACACTGCTCGTGAAGAAGGTGATACCTATCAAGTTAATGAACTTAAAGACCAACGTGAACAAGTTCAAAAACAATATTGGAATGCACGTAATCAACGCGAAGGAATGGTTGAAGCAGTTCAAAAACAAGCTGAAGATCAAACTGCTAAAGCTTGGCAAGAACAGCTAAAACATTTTCAAGAAACAATACCTACTATGATTCCTGATTTTAATGAAGAAACAGCATTAGCTATCAGAGAATTTGCAGAAGAAAAAGGCATACCTAGCGAATTGTTAGATACCGTTGCTGATCCTGTACTCATCAAATTTGTTGATGATTTTAGGCGTTTAGAGCAAGGAGTATCTACAGGCAAAGCTAAACGTAAAGCAACTTCTGTTAAAAAAGCGCCATTAAGAAAAGCAAGAACTAAATCTCAAAAGAAAATTGAGGCAAGTGAAGCTTTAAGACAACGTGCGCTTAGTGGGGAAGGTAGTGAAGAAGATCAAAAGGCATTTCTGAGGAGTATGGCTGAACGCTCATTAAACATATAACCTTGGAGGTTTAAGACTATGGCTAACAATCTTGGTGTTCGCGGCAGTGGAGGTCCACAAGGACCAGCTCGCGGAACTGGCAAAGATGTCTCACAGCGTGAGGATCTTGCAAACTTTATCACGATGATTACTCGTGATGAAACCCCTTTCACTTCATCGATCGGTAAAGCAAAAGCTACCGCCATTTATCACGAATGGCAAACCGATCAACTAGAAGCTCCCGGTAATTCACGAATTGGTGAAGGTACAGACTGGATTGCGCCTGACGCAACTGGTTCTGGCGGTACAGGTGCAACACCTGCTACGGGTGCTAAATATGCTATCACTGGTCCTAACCGTACACGTTTGGGTAACTATACTCAAATCAACGGTAAGACAATCGCTGTATCAGGCACACGTCGTGCAGTAGATCAAGCTGGTGTAGCTGACGAATATGCTTATCAGTTGAAAAAGCGTGGAACTGAACTACGGCGTGATGTTGAATTCGATATGGTTCACTCATATAACGTAGCAAATGCTGTTGGCGTACAAAACGCTAATGCACGCTCAGCTGGTGGATACCAGTCTTTTATTAACTCAGCATCTACTTGTAACTTTGTAGGTGAGTTCGAAGCTCCTTCAGCCTCTAGCTCTAATGCTGGTACTGATGCACAAGGTACAGACACTGTACGTGGATCAATCAACGGTGGTACTACTGCTCCTGCACGCGGAACTCTTGCATTGACAGACATTGACGCTGTTATGCAAAAGATTTATGAGCAAGGTGGTAAGGCTAGTAAAGTTATGTTGTCACCAAAACTTCGCCGTGACTTTTCTGATTTGATGGTTTCGGATACTGGTGTTGTACGTAATATTGACGCAGGTGGAAAACTTCGCCAGTCAGTAGACGTATATATGTCAGACTTTGGTGATGTGATGGTAGTCCCTAACTACATCATGGGTCTCTCTAATTCTGTTGCACTTAAAGGCGACAACGGAACTGCTTTCTCAGGCGCTGGTATTCCAGACGTTGCTGACTTTGCAGCATTGATCTATGATCCAATGTGGTTTGCTACTGCATATCTACGTCCTTTGACAGAAGTCGATGTAGGTCAGCAGGGCGATTCAACCAAAGGAATGATGGTTGAAGAATGTACTCTTGAAGTACGTAACCCTCTTGGTTGTGGCGCTATCTACGGCCTAAACTAGGTTAACTTAGGGGGAGTCTTAACAGGCTTCCCCTTTTTTATTATGTACGGGAGATAATAATTATGGCATATTCTGATAGTGACCCTAACCATCCAATGAATCAAGAAGGTACAAACAATAAACTTCCAGATGGTTTTGAGTTTAAAGAAGATAGAAAAAAGAAAAAGAAGAAAAAAGTACCACCAGTACAACACGCGGCTGGTGGAAAGAAAATGAAAATGGCTAGTTACTATTCTGGCGGTGGTACTGTATTTACAGGGAGATAGATATGAAAATTAAATCAGGTGATACACTATCACAAATTGCTAAAGATAAAGGAATATCTCTTAAAGCATTGCTTGGAGCTAATCCAAAAATTAAAAATGCTAATAGTATTCGAGTAGGTCAAACCATTAATATTCCAAGTGCAAAAAAGATGGCTGGTGCTGCGTCAGATAATCCATACAAAGGAATGACCCGTACACAGATGAATATGATGGATCATACAAACAAAAATGAAAAAGCACAGCAATCCGCTACTCGCGGTATGCAAACACAGGTTAAACAAGGTGGTAGTCAAACTACTCCTACTAAGAAAAATAAAAATACTGGAAGTAGCATGAATATGTCTAAGTTTGAAGAAGAAAAAAAGAAAATGCTTGCTGCTAAAAATAAGAAAAAGTACGGTAGTAAGGGGTAAAGGTCATGACTGAAGATGAGAAAAGAGATGCGGCAAATAGGCAAGCAATGCAAGCAAGACGTAACAGTCTTAAACCAAAAGGTAGCAAAGCTGAAACAGCAATAACTAATGCTAAAACAGCTACAGATAGTGGTCCTTTATCTGCTGAATGGGCAAAATTAAAAGCGCTTCTAAACCCTACCGCAGAAGATGATGCCGCTAGAGATGCGGCAAATAGAGCAGCAGTTGCAAAAACAAGAGAGTTAGTTGTACCTGAAGATGGAGAAGCAGAAAAACGAATTAAAATGGCATTGCCAAAGCCGAATCCACGGCGCGGCGGTATGCCTCTTCCAATGTCAAAGCCGCAACGAGGAGGAAGGATTCCAAATGCAGTAGATGATTGGCAAAGTCATAGAGGATGGAATATTCCGGGAATGCTGGACACTGATGGTAATCCTATCACTAGAAACGAGGTTAGGAGTATTACGCCTGCCAGTGATCGTCAACACGCAATTCCTAATTGGGGCTATACATCGAATTCCGCAGGGCAAGCTATGGATCCAAAACAAATGACAGCACGCGGTGCAGCAGTAAGGAATTATGGTGAAACGCCAAGACCTAGAGAATATTCTAGCTTTGGAGAATTTTTAAAAACAATGGGATTAGGAAAATAGGAGGTAATAATGCTAGTTATCAGAACAGCAAACGGGAACATTTACCCCGCAGACAGAGCCGTATGGAGAGTTGCAGCAGTCGCAACTGGCGGTTATAAGTTAACACATTTCACAGCAAATGCAGGTTCAGTAGCAACTAATGCTAATCCTGCAACAGCTACAGCTGGTGATGAGTTAGGATATATAGGAAAATCAGGTCGATTCGTAGCGTATACAGAACCTGCCTAATTAAGTGAGAGGACATTATGGGAAAAGAAAATGAATTTACGTTTCGCAGTAGTACTGTGAAAGCTAATGAAGATATTCATGCTGGATTTGATCTTCAATCAGGAGATTGGGAAGCTAGCCAAGACATTACACAATATAAAGAAAATGTAAAACTACAAAAAGAAAGAGAAGCGTACTACGGTCGTTCGAAAGGTAGCTATAGAAAAATGGCAACTATACCTGATATTGTAGCAATTAAAATTTTGCAAGAACATCATCTTGATTTACATGATCCTAATTTTATGCAAGATTCAAATAATCTTAAAAAATTAAAAAAGATTCTTATGTCTGAATATTCTGATTTAGTAGTTAATACTTAATTAGGAGGCCACAAATGGCATTAACTTATACAGAGCTTGTCAATAAAGTTCGTACTTGGGCTAACCGAGATGAAGAAGTTGTCAGCGATGCAATCATTCAAGATTGTTTAAAGTATGCAGCAGATAAGGCATATCGAACATTACGTGTTCCTCCGCTAGAAAATGTTGCAAAATATGAAAAGACATTACTTCAAGCAGCAACAACAAACGCTTCTTCAACTACTGATAGTATGACAGAAATACAATTGCCTTACGATTTAGTTGAATTTATACAAATAAGAGAATTAGATGCTGGTGGTTTAACAACTCGTGTATTTAACGAAAAAGTAGATATTAGAACACTTAACGATGCTAATGCTGAAAAATACACTAATTATAATTATTGGGCTAGGCAACAAAATGTTTTATTTCTGGTACCTGGATTTGGAAATGGAAGTACAGGAAACACAGCAGATAGCATAGAGCTTTATTATTACCGCAGACTTCCAGCGCTTAATGCTGTATACTCTGTAACAGTACTTAATTATAATGCTGGATTTCTTACAACTACAGGTGCAGGGTCGGGTGTAACTAACTCTAAACAGTTATACTTTAATAGTAACACAGGAACAACAGCATATGCAACAAGTGCAGCCGCACAAGCAGCAAGTGCTGGCGGTACTGTAACAAACGCTTATTATATAGGTATAGCTACACCTAATTGGCTTAGAGATGAAAATGAACGAGTATTACTTATGGGCGCATTAGCAGAATTGTTTGCTTATGTACAAGAAGACGATCAAGCAAAAAAATATTTAGACGTATTTAAATCAGAAATTGCAGAGCTTAATGATGAAGACGCTAAACGAAACGCTTCTGGCGGTAATCTGCAAGTAAACTTTAACGGGCGAGGGTTAATTTAATGGCAACACCAGCAAGACCCGGACAATTTACGGGAGCAACAGATAACGCAGCGAGTGGCGGTTTATTTACAGATACACTAGTAGACGGTATTCCTGATATTATAAGTTCAGATGTAGCAGCAGCTGAAACAGCGGCAACCAATGCTAAAACTTCAGAAACTAACGCAGCAACCAGTGCGACTAACGCTGCAACCAGTGCTACTAATGCTGCAGCTAGCGCAACAGCTGCATCGAGTAGCCAAACAGCAGCGGCAAGCAGCGCAACAGCGGCAGCTGGTTCAGCAAGTAGTGTGGCAGCAGATGCGGCTACAGCTACTACAAAAGCAGCGCAAGCAGCTACAAGTGCAACTAATGCAGCGGCTTCAGAAACAGCGGCAGCATCAAGTGCTACAACTGCATCTACACAAGCAACTAGTGCAACTAATTCTTCTAATACAGCTGCAACATCAGCTACAGCAGCCGCTAACAGTGCAACTTCAGCAGCAAATAGTGCTACAACAGCTACTACACAGGCTAGCAATGCGTCATCATTGGCATCAGCAGCAGCTAGTTCAGCTTCAGCAGCGGCTGGAAGTGCAACGACAGCTAATGCAAGTCAAACGGCATCAGCTACGAGCGAAACCAATGCAGCGGCTAGTGCTACAGCAGCGGCTGGAAGTGCAACAACAGCTACAACTCAGGCTAGTAATGCGTCTACAAGTGCAACTAATGCAGCAGCTTCAGAAACTAACGCAGCAAACTATGCTGTAAAAGTAAACGGTGTTGTACCAAGCACTTCAGATTATTCATCTAAAGCATGGGCTGTAGGTGGAACAGGCGTAGATCACGCTTCAGGTGGCGGTAACGCTAAAGATTGGGCTACTGAAACAACAACAACCGCTGATAACACAGAATACTCAGCTAAAGAATACGCTATTGGTGTACAAGCAGGAAATACTAATGGTTCTGCTAAACAGTGGGCCTTAGGTGGTGGTAACTTTGTTTCATCAACAGCAGTAACAGGTTCAGGCGGTACAGCAAAATATTCAGCTAAGTATTGGGCAGACCAAGCAGCTAGTAGTGTAGCTAACTTTGATGAAAAATATTATGGCAATTATGCAGACGATGCAGCGGCAGAAAATGCACATGAAGCAGCGGGTAAAACAGTAACAGTAGGTGACTTGTATTATAATACAACAGATAGTGCAATTAAATATTGTACAGTAGCTCCTTCAGGTACAGGTGCGCCTGTGGGTACTTGGTTGCCTGTTCAAGCAACAAATACTAGCGGTTTTGCAACAAACGGGTTTTCAATTGCAATGTCAATCGCATTATAGGAGGTCTTTATGGCACAAAATTTTAGAAGATATGTTGAAAAAGCCATTGGAGCTACAGCGACTGATATTCCTGATGGCGCTAACTTTGATTCATACGACACAATTGTAGGAATAAATTTAGCAAATAGAATTGCTCAACAAATTACTGTATCAGTATATATGTTAACTGGAGGTGCAGCAGACAGTTTAGCAAACAGATATTATATTGTAAAAGACGCACCGATTCCAGCAGGATCAACACTTCAAGCATTAGATGGTGGTGCTAAAATTGTAGTACAATCAGGTGACAGGCTTTTCTTTGTATCTGACACTGCAAGCTCACTTGACGCTTGGGTATCTGCTGTTGACGCTATTAGTACATAGGAGGAGTTAATGCCTTATATTGGTAATCAATTTAATGATAACTTTTCTTCTTTAGCCAAGCAAGCAATTACAGGTAATGGTGGTGCTAACTATACACTTACTACACCAGTAGCAAATG